CTGGATTATAATTTGTTCCATTACCAAGATCAACTTCTGCTAAACCATCCATATCTAAAAATACACCATCTGGCACCATTCTAGCTATAACTTGTTGAAGTTTTAAATGAGTAATTTGAATCATATCTGCAAAACCTGTAATTCTATTTACTGTAGAATCTATACGGCCTTTGTACATTCTAGGAGCACATATTGCATAATTCATTTCTACTTTAGTAGTATCAGCCATAGGTCTTGTCATGTTAGGACATAACTCCCATCTTAAAAGTATGTTTGTTCCTAAAACTTTTACACCTCTATATAAGGTTTCTATAGTTCTACCAACTCTTTCAAAGTTATCATTTTCTGGTGGGTTAAAAGTATCTGGTTTTTCAATAGCTTTTAATAAACCACTAGAAGTTTCTTTTATTTTAAAAACTTGATCACTATATGTTTTGTACTCAAAGTATAGTAAAGGGACAGCACTTTCATCCCAAGGACCATTACCATAACCATACATGTAACTTCTATTACCTTGATACTCTTGAATTTTTTTTAATTCATCATCAGGTAAGTCTGGAAATTGTTTAGCTATTTCTGGTAAAGTAACAGCTTTAAATTCACCCGCGTAATATATATCCTCAAAATTTGGATCTTCTGTGTAAGAATAAACTAAATAAGCTGGGTCAACATATTCTATAGTTACACCATTTGATAAATTAAAATCAGTTTTAACAGCTCCAATACCACAGGTAACTAAATCATAATTTATTCTTCTTTTAATTAAATCCCATCTATTTAAATCTAAAACTTGATTTATAGCTTCTTCCTCTGCAATTTCAATACTTTGCTTATAAGTTAATTGCATGTGTAATTCTAATTCTTCAGGTGTTTGAGGCATTTGATCTTCTGGAATATCAGTATTAAATAAATTTTCACCTAATTGAGTATTTATTTTTTCCATTGTTTCTCTAGCAAAAACATCTTGCGCTAACATTTCAGCATAATTAGTTCTTTTTGTTAAAGAACTAGGATCTTGTGCAAAAGCATTTATATCATAATCTTTATTAGAAATACCATTAGCAAGTATATCTACAAATTTAGAAATAATAGGAACTGGTTTCCAGTCTAAATTAAGATATGATAAATCACCATTGATAGATAATTCATCTTTATATTTTTGAGTAGGTTGTTCACCTCTTGAATACAATCTAAGTCTATTATAATTATTTGAAGTAGTTAAATATCTATTACCGTTAGTTCTGCCTTGATTAAACCACTCTTGCTCTATAGCTTGAGCCACTTGCTCGCCGTATTCCCAGCTTGCTTTTTCCGCGTCACTAACCACTTGGCTAGGGAAAATACTACTACCGTTAGTATATATACTTTTCATTTAATCTATAATTTTTGATAATTGACCCTTGTTATCATATTTTTTTATTCCTAAGTCATAGGTTTGTCTAATCATTTGAGGTACAGGTCTATATTTATTTTTATTGCAAGCCATTAAAGCTAGGCCTGAACTAATAGAAGCATCATGTGTTGTTCTATTATTTATATCAAATTTTGCCCAGTCTTCTAAAGTTCTTTGAAAATAAGTATCACCATAACTACCGTCATTTCTTAAACCAACATACGTTTCAATATAACTTTCTATTGCGGCTGCATGAGCTTGTTTAATATCTTCACTTGAATTTGGTATACCACCTATTTCTCTTTCTGTTACAGATAATTTATTATATATTTTATCTGGTCTATTCATACTAAAACCTCTATATCCTCTTCTTTTAAAATGATATAATAATCTAGGTTTATTATTTTCACATAGTATTGGCATTCCGTAAAATATACAAGCCATTAATACATCTTCAAAAAATATTTCAGCTGTTTGTGGTCTAGCTATATATTCTAAAAAGAAATGATTTGGCGGAACATCTTCCATGCTAAATTTAGTTAATCCGTGTAAAGCTCCTTTAGAACCTCTTTTATCTACAGTTCCAGATATATCATAACTATCACAGCCAAAAGCTCCTAAAGTTTCATTACCAGGAGACTTTTTACCTAATTTACTTATTACATTGTTTTGTAATCTTTTAGGTGGAACCCAAGATATAAAAAATCTTCCATTGTTTTGTGGTGTAAAAATTACTTGAGTATCTTTTATACCATTTAACCATTGAAAATTTCCTTGAGTAATTACATTAGTATTTTTTAAATCAGAGTTCCAATCTATTTGCTCATAAATTTTAGTTAAATTAAACAATGAAGATTTTGCTTCATCTCTAAAAGCGTGTTCTTCAGTTCTTGGAAACTGTCTGTAGAATTCATTTAACGCGTCTTGATCATCTTTTAATCCATCTACTTCATTTTGCCAGTAATTAATTACACCTAATGTTATTGGTAATCCTAATGGTCCTTTAATGATGTCTTTCGGAGTGTCGAAGACAGGTAATCCATAAGAATCAATGTATCCTTCGTAGTTCCATTCCATAGGAATGAACAGAGAATAGAGTCCCGAACGAGTCTGTCCGTTGGCATTTCTTTTTGTAACATCTGAATTATAATATAATTTTTTAAAATTATTACCTCCTTTATCTAAAGCATTACACGTAGATCCCATCATACACTTACCAATAATTCTAGAACCTAATCTCAAAGTGGTTTTTGTAACTCGCCAGTTATTTAAAATATTGTTTGGTTTTTCCCATTTACCAGATTCATCGTGTACTAATAGTTTTAGTTTTTCACCATCATAACTATTATCACCTGTATTTTTCCAATCAATAGTCGTATCTAATCCTTGTAAATCAGGTAGAGTTTCATTAGAAGTTAACTTACGTCTTGTTAATTTACTAGCTGGAACTCTATATGCTAATTCTGTTTTAGGTCGATCCATACCATCTTGAATCGGTTTAAAAAAGAAAGGATAATTTACTGATATAGGAACTACTTTATCTGTAAACATAGTTTTAGCATCAGGTCCAGATTTAGATAATATTCCATATCTACTGTCACTTGAAATAGTTGCTAAATTTACTACCTCTCCTGAGGCCATAAAAGAGAATCCAGAACGACGGTTTTTGAGGTAGCACATTCCGTAGCATCTTGTATCTGCTTTGCAAGCTTCCCAGAATATAAAGAATAATCTGTTTGATTCCCTAAAGTCTGGTTTCCCAACATCAATTTTACTCCACTGCAAGTACATGTAATGAGTACCAGTAATGTAAGTAGCAATGTCTTTGTTATAAAACCAAAAACCTTCTTCTCTTCTATTAAATTCTTGATCAATATAATCATACCATGTTTCTTTAAAGTCTAAAGGATATTCACTCCAATCAAAAATAGTTTTTATTCTTTTTAATTCTTTAGGTAAATCTTTAAACTCAAATTTATTAGATTTAAATTTATATACATTTTCTTGTAATGGTAAAGCTATTTTTAAATTTTGTATTTCTATAACTTCACCTATTTTACCGTTTTTACTTATAACAATAACATCATGTTCTACGTTATAACCGTATTCCCACTTTTTATATTTATTGTTTCTTTTAAGTACTTTAGGTTTAATGTAATTATCTAGTACTTTGTATAAAGTTTGATTATACATTACTTAGATCTTCCTTCTGCAAAACCTTTAAATTCTTTAGGTTTTTTTGTTTCTTCTTCTAACTTCCCTTCAATAATATTTTGCTCTTCATTTATTTTAGCTAGTATTTCAAAAGCATCAAATATAGCTAGTTTTTTTGTAGCTGCAGCATTTTTTAATCTATCTGCGGAAATATCAGGACCAAAATCTATAATAGGTTCTTTAGCAACTTTGATTAATTCATCTACTGCTATTCGCCCAGCTTGGATTATATTCCCTTTTATTTTCTTTATTTCCATATTTAATTACAATATCATTTGATTTCATACAGTAAAAACGTTGATCATCTATGAAAAACTCCCATTCAGCACCTGGTTTAAAACCAACCGTGTCTCCTGGTGTTATTTTTAATGATTCTAATGAGCTATTACCTATTTTTAACACTCCAATATAAGGATCTTCTTGAATCGGTTTAAAAAAGAAAGGATAATT